TTTTACCGTGTAACGTTCGTCTGACTCCTTTGTCTATGGAGCCTTCGAAGCGCTGTTACGACGGAACCCCGCGACCCTGTCGCGCTTTCCGGGCTCGAACACTCGAGTGTGTTCGCCGCGCCCTCTGTGATTGGGCGTACGTCTTCGGACGTCCGACGCCCGCCCTCTCCCCCCCCCCAGCTACCGACACCTGTATGGCCTTGGCCAAATGGGTGAAGGGGCTCCTTGCAGACTGTCCCTCCGAGCTCGAAGAGCATAGGATGGCCTGGCAGTCCGTTAAAAAGTTGCTTCCTCCCTCCTGCAAGTGCATGGAGAGGGAACTTCTTAAAGGAGTCGTCAAGGGGTTCTCGCGCCCTGCGAGGATCCTTCCTTCTGGCTACCTGAAATTCGTTTCTCGAGAGACCCGCCGCCTTTTTCCTCGCGGCTGGGATCTCAAAGAGTACGAAGGACAGGTCCTTTCCTGTTCCCCCTCCCTCTCCGGCACTGTAGAGCAAGTTCGCTCCCACGGTGGTTGCCTTTCTTCTTGGTCAGGTGAACACGCTTCCTTTTTGGATGCGTGTCTTACTGAAACCGAGGGTGATTGGTCAACCTCCGCGGAGCTGATCGTGGTCCAGTCGGCTGGAAAACCTCGTCCGTTGACTAAGTTTTCTTCCGATTGCCTCGTGCTTAAGCCACTGCACACTTCACTTTACAACCGTCTGCGTCGTAGCAGATGGCTGTCCGTGGGTGATGTCAACGATGGCTCTCTACGCCGCGCAGGGTTCAAGAAGGACGGGACGAAGGTTCTCACTTCCGGTGACTACAAGTCAGCAACCGACGGCTTGTCCGTCGAGGTCGCCGAGTTAGTGTTGAAAATAGCCCTTGAGAACGCCGTCTCAATTCCCTTTTCTGTACGACAGTACGCTCTTGACATTCTTCGACCAACTTTGTTTCACCACAAGTTGGCTCCCGAAGGTGTCGTTCCCCGTGTTGGCCAGATGATGGGAAGCTTCTTGAGCTTCCCTCTTCTTTGCCTTCAGAACCGTTTTGCCTTCCTCTGGGCTTTACGTTCCGCCGGGTTGCCAGCTTCAACAGCTGAAAGAGTGCCCTGTCTCATTAATGGGGATGACATCCTTTTCCAGTCGACTCCTCGTGAGTCTCAGGTTTGGATGGAGACGGTTGGTTCGCTTGGGCTTGAAGTGGAACGTACGAAGACGTCCGTTGCCTTAGAGTTCGGTACTTTGAACTCTACGCTTTTGCGTTGGTCTGGGGTTCACCTTCGGGTGATCCCAACTTTACGCTTTGGCAGGCTACGGTCGTCGGAGTACGTTTGCTCCTTGTCTCGTGAGTTCCGACAGTTTGTTGCTGGACTGAAGAACGGTTACCGCTTTCGGGCGGGCGTCGTCTTCTTTCGCCGACACCTTTGTTCTTTACGCTCAACTAGATTGAGTCTTTTAGAACTTGGGTTTAGGGGAAGTCTAGCTTTCAGACTTAGTGAACTCTTCCGGATGGTACCCGACGCCGCTCCTTCAGTCTACCCTCCGTGCCCTCCTGTGGGGCACAACGTCCAGGTGCACAACGGCCTGGCGACTTGGGTAGAGGAGGGTGTTGTCGGGGAGGAACTTCTCCGTCAGAACGTTATGGAGACTACTTCGTGGAAGTTTGGCTTGCAGTTTGAAAGTTGTAAGGTGTCCGCCTCTTTGCGGTATTGCCTTGCACTTAGCGCTGTTCGCCCTGCTTCCGTGAGTGGTCCTGTGTTCGTTCGGGAGAGGTCGAGGGGGTGGATAGGCTTTGAACCCGTTTCCCAACTGAGACTTAGGTCTA